GACCCATCGGGAACGGAGAGCGTGAGGAACTGCTTGTTTAGCTCATGCCCAAGGAGGCGGGCATTGATGTATTCCGGCGCGGGAGGCGTCGGCGTGTCCTGAGCCAGAGCAGGCTCCGGCGCGGCGTTTTTTTGTTTTTTATTGCTCATGGTAGGGTTGATGGTTGCGAAGAGGCAGGGGCCGTGGTAGAAGGCCCTTTAGTGAAAATTTTCTGTGAACCCAAACCAGTGCTATCCAATGGGGGGGGCTCGAAATTCTCGACCCCCTCCCCCCCCTGGTCGGCGTTATCTAGTCCATAACTTCCAATAACACCTAAAGAGGACAGTTGACTATCATTGTCTTTGAATGACTTATGACTATTGACTTCACGAATAGGTTCTGCAACGCATTCAATATCACTAGAAACACCTTTACTATCCGCATTAGATACGCCTTGAACCAAGGAGAAGGGTTGGCTGGGGGCGGAGGCAGCGGGCGGCATTTGGCTGGACACGCTCGGCTGTAAACCGGTATCCACCAACTCGGCTTCGAGGACCGGCAAGGCAGCCAGCATTTCGGCGAGCTTGTCTTGGTTGACTTCTACCTTCTCGACTCTGCTTGTGGCTTCACCAGACAACAACTGCATCTTGTCCACCATCACGGCAGCGACGATGGCAGCGTCCTTGGCGCTGTTGATCGAAGGCACTAACTCGATGGCTCGCTCGACCGACATGCGTGCCGCACGGCGAACATCCCTCAATAGCTCCTTTTTCTCCTGCTCTATAGAAATCCCTTCCCGCTCCCTCACAGCGGCTACCGTATTCCGGCTCACCGAGAGGGCTCGGGCCGTGGCGCTGATGCTCTGTCCCTCGGCAGCCATGCGGACCAAAGCCCGGTAAACCTCGGGGCGTCGAGCCAGCAAGCGTTCCCCTGTGAACTCTCCCGTGGCTTCCAATTTCTCAAACCCGATTTCGTCTTCAGAAAATAAAAAAGGCGCGGAGGAAAGGGCGGCTTCGGATTCCTGCAATGGCGTCGCGGCCTTTGTCGCGGCCTGCTCCATCATGGCCCGCTCCGTGGCGTTCAGCGTTCCACCGGCCCTCACCTTCTCCACGATGTTCCGCACATTCGCTTCGAGCACCTTCGCAGCGATCTCCGCGTTGAGGTTCGAGGGCTCAGGCACCTTGCACCTCCTGCATCCATTCCAGATGCCAGTTTAGTAGCTCCTCATCATTCCAGATGGCGAACTGCTCGATGTTGTCGCTCGAACGAAGGTTGGCCGATCCCTCCACCACAAAAAAAGACGGCGCGGCAGAGACCAGGATCACCTTCGCATGAGTGCGGGCCACCACCACAGCATCCCCGAGTAGCCCTTTCACCTCCCGATAGGTTCCCGTCTTATCGACTTGGGAAAAATAATGGCTCACCAGCAAAAAAAGGCGGCGCACCTTGCCCGTGGCCAGCAACTCGGCCAGCTTCACCGCGTTATCCCTGCTCATCCCCAGAGTCGAAATCCCCACCAAGTCGGCAACTCGATTCCCCAAAAGCAGCGGAATGATTTCCGCCATCACGAAATCCCCACGCACCACCGCATGGGTGCATTCCCCCGGCTCCGGCAAATACTCGGCAAGCGCGGCAGCATTCTCCGGCCTCACCAGTCGCTTAATCCCACGGCGGCTCCGCTTGTCGTCAGCCTTCGCGGCATGGAATTGCTTCATGTAGCGATTCGAGCGAAGAGGGAAGGCCACCTCGGCCCGCGACTCCCCCAAGCCCTCCAAGTCGATCTCCGTTGCCAATGGGGCATTCACCCCATCCGAAAAATCGGCACAAAAAAAAGGCGGCGCGTCCGGCGTCAATGGGGTGTTTCCCTCAGTGGTCACAAAAAAAAGGCGCGGCGGTTAAGAAAAAGAAGCAGCCAGCGGGGCAGCCCCACGGCCACGACGCACCCCTGCGGCGGCATTCACCGTATGGCGATTCAGCCAATCCGAGGCCGCCGACTCAGGGATCAGCACCCTCTTCCCGATCCGCACCGCTCGGAGATCACCCTCCTCCACGCGATGGCTCAAAGTCACATGGCTGATGCCAAGCACCCGCCCAAGCTCGCGCAGCGAATAATGCTTCTCAATCATAGTCCGACCTCCCGCGCTTGCGCTTTGGCTCCTGCTTTGATGCACTGCCCGGATGGCAGACAACCCCGCAGAATGGTTCCTCTATGTTGAAAAAGCCCTTTCGATACTTCGATCAGCCCGCGACTTGTTGCCAAAGTCCCCAGATCGAGAAGCACTCCAGCGCACATTGCAGCAAGCCGAAGCACAGCTCGCCATAGCCAGGGCAGAATCGGCGCACCACCTTGGATACGACCTGTGCCACTGCGCGTTTCCACCCGGCTTATCCATTCGTCAACCAGACGGAACCCATCGGTGCGAGAAATGTGGCCGCCAAACCGATGAGGATTACTCCGTCCGAGGCGGCGGAGCATACTGAAGCCCCCATACCACCGCTTCGCCAAGTCGTAGTTCCCCGTGTTTGCCAGCGTCAGGCAGGTCGCCCAAGTCCTCCACACTCCCTCACTGCGGAAAAGATAGCCCTCGCTCATAGTCCGCCCTCCTGCGCTTGACTGCTTGGGGCCGCTTCCGATTCACTCGAAAGCAGTGAAATCATTCCCATGAGGCGCGGCACATCCCACACGCACAGAGCCCCCATGTCCGAGAGGTCATCTACTGGCACCCGGTCAGACCACAGAAGGCTGCTGGCGACTTTCCTTGACCGGTCCTCGATCTGAGCCAGTTCCTCCGATGACAGAAGACGACCTTCTTTCCACAATTCAGAAAAAGAATACAGCCCAGCTTCTGCGGGATACTGCTGGATATAAAACCGATTCCTATCCCGGCCTTGCTCATCATTACGAGATTGAGCGGAGAAAAAACGCTGTATCCCGCGTCCAAAACTGGATCGCCATAGCCATCTCCATCCTTTCTCTGGCTGTTTCTCTTTACGCCCTACTAAAGTAAAAAAGCAACTCATCTCGACACCCTCCAGGTCAGCCCCGCCAAAAAAAGCGCCGGGCTAATGAGCCACACAAAATCCCAGGCATAGCCCGCCAGCCGCAAAAAATCCGCCCCGCTCATCGTTCCAACCTCCAGTGAGTCGGAATCCCCCCGAAACGCAGGGTCCACTCCATGCGCGCCTCCGAGCTCGAGGCACTCCAAAAATACTCGCCCACTTTGTGCCGGAGGGTATTCAGCCCCTCCACATACCAAAGGCGCTTGCGAAGGGGGCTCATGGCTGCGCCTCCTCGGCCTTCGGCCAGTCGCGGGACAAATGGTCGGCGATTTCCTCGGGAGTCGGGTTGCGACCCTCGTTCCAGTTTTCCACCCAGAACCGAGCATCACGCTCGGTAAGGCAGGTCTTCACAACATGGGTCAAAACAATCTCCCACGCGCCCCGTTCCTCCCTGATGGTGTAACCGAGGCTCATACCGGCACCTCCTCGATTTGCTTGGAGTTGTCAGAAACTTTCTGACAATTAGCTTCAAAAAAATTGAGCAGCGACATGCGAACAATGTCTGACGCGCTGCACATCCGTTTAGCTGCTTCCTCGCGGAGCCGCCCGCAAAGCGGCTCTGGGAGCCGCGCAGACAGTCGTGTGTGTGTTGGTTTTTCTGTCATGGCGTCAGATATTTTCTGAAAGTGTCAGACAAGTCAATGGAAAAAAATAAAAATATTTGTTGCCCCCTCGAACATCGACGGCGAATGTCCGACTATGTCAGACCACAGGAAAATCGACACCAGGATGTCAAAGCGACTGTATGATTTGGTCGACGGTTACGCGGACAGCCAGGGAATCAAACGCTCCGCTGTAGTCGTGCAAGCTCTCGAACAATTTTTCGGAATGGAGAAAAAAATTGTCAGCCCCTCCGAGTTTGCCAGGACTAGAAATATTTTGCCCACGACATCGTTTCATGCGCCCGAAACCACAATGATGCAGGAAAACCCTGGGAACATTTGCGAACTGCCCGTGCCTGGACCCTCACCAGCGAAAACCCAAGTTCGCTACAAGAAGGGCACCGGGCCGAAATCATAGAACTGAAAAATCATGAACTTTGTTGATGAATTTCATTTATGGCTGGATGCAAATAATGCATGGGGTCTTCAAAAAATTTTGGTTCTTTGGGCTATCGTTTGCTGCGGATATGCCAGCGCGAAGTTTGGTAAGATAATAGCTGATAAAATCACCACCTTTATCAGTGAGTTTATAAATTTCAGAAAAGCCGAGATGGTTGGATGGCTTGTTGGACAGTTGTTCTTCCTATTTTCTCTTGTTGCTTGTTTCTTCGCTGCAATGGCATTCAGCTACACGGAAGAAAGCATCAAAAACATTGAAGCCAGAGAAACCATTAAGGGCTTTTTAAGCTACAGTGACGAGCAAAGGCCGCGCGTTGTGGCGGAATGGTTGAGAAAACATCAAACCTTTCCAATTTGGGATTAAATCATGTGCCGACCCGCATCAATCCTAGCTCTGGCGGCGATGCTGTCGGGTTGCGCGACTCCCGAACCACCACCGCAAGTTCGACGCGCCGAGCCCGCGCCCGAGCCCGTCGAAATCACCATCCACACCAGCCCCGCAGGCGGCATTGTGGATTGGAACGGAAATGTCCTTGGCGCGGCTCCCCTCACCATCAAAGTCACACCGCAAAAGCCCTATCCGAACACCTATCCCCGCTGGCCCTACAACGGACGCATGAGCCAGAAATTCCGCGCCCGCTGGCCCGACGGCTCCATGAACTGGGAGATGTTCGGCAGCAACGAACCCATCCCGCAAAACATCGGAATCGTCAGCCCCTCATACCGCCACAATCCTCTTCTCGACGCCCTCATCAAAGATGCCCACACGCCCCAAGAACTCACCCAAAAGCGAACCGGCCCTTGAAGCCCTTGCCAAGTTCATCGACGAGCTCGACATTTCAGTCACCACCGATGAAAACCTTGCTGCCGAAGACCGCGAATTTCCACCCGCCCTGGTGGACGGAAAAGAGCCAGCAAATCCTATTTAACCGACATGCAAAGCGGCAGGCGGTTTTGGTAAGATATTCATTTTCAAATAAAGAACGCCAGTCTCTTAATCAATTGGTTCCGGGTTCGAGTCCCGGGGGGCGCACTTCCTGATTGTTGATCGGAGGGTTCATTTAGAGGGTTTTACACTGGTTGTTCTGTTAAATGTGGAAAATTGGTTCGGTTGTGGTTTAGTGAAAAGTGGTCTGCGGAGTGGCCACTTTTATGAAAGAAAAATCACAACGAAAATGGGGCGAGGTTTCGGTGTTCTGGGACGAATCCCGGCATGTTTGGTATTATCGCTGCCAGTATCGGGGCAGGCGGTATCTGCGGTCTACCGATGTTAGAACGAAATCGGACAAGCCGACGGCTTTGAAGGTGGCGAAGCGTTTGGCGGAGGCCATCAAGACGGGTGACACGAAGACCCAAGAGGAGGTGTCGAGGCGGCAGGGGTTCGCTACCGTGCAAGAGGTGGCGGAAAAATGGGAGGAGAAGGGGCCGAAGTCGGCGCGGGCAGTCGCGGGGAGGTTTGAGCGGTATGTGCGCGAGGAGTTTGAGACGGAGGCGGCGGGAGGTCGCCGGATCAATGAGGTTTTGAGGGCGGATCGGTTTCGGAAATGGGTGGAGAAACAAATGGCGGCGGGGCGGGCGGCGGCGGGGATTCGGTCGGATGTCAACTCGATCAAGTCGATGTTTGCACCAGGAGTGATGCACTATTACGAGGATTTGCATTTGCCCGATGTGGCGGGGTTTCGAGCGGTGGCGTTTTCGACTCGGCGGCGGGGCGGGGCGGAGGCTGGCAAGGCGGAGCCGTTTCGGGTGATCGACCCGAAGCAGCTTGTGGCGATGGAGGAGGCTGCGGAGAAGTTGCGGAAGAGCAAGAAGGAGGAGGATCGAAAAATTTGGGCGGTGTTTGCGTTGATGCGGTGGTGCGGTTTGAGGAACAACGAGACGATGGAGTTGCGCTGGGCTTGGGTGCGCGAGGGAACGAAGGGGCCGGTGTTGGAGTTTGTGAAAAGAAAACTATCGGATGGCTCCTACTATGTTCCCAAGGGCCGCGACGGGGTGGTTCCGGCACGGCGGGAATTGTTGGAGCAATTGCGCGGAGCATTTCCAGAGTCGGAAGATTTTGTGATTCCGCGCAAGCACAAGACGGATGCTGAGGATTTGTATCAGCGGACGATCAATGAATGGGCGCACGGCTTTCTAAAAAATCGACCTGGAAACAAAGTGAGCTATGCGCTGCGGGGGCAATTTGGCGCGGAGATTGCGATGCGGAGCGGATTGGAGGTGGCGAGCCGGATGCTGCGGCATGGATCGTTCCAGACTACCTGGGCGCACTACCATGATTTGGTGAGCGAGCCGGATCCGCTTTGAGGACTACGGCGCGTCGGCTGCGACCATTTCGGCTTGGGTGGCGGCTTCGTTGGCGCGGGCGGCGTCGTATTCCTGCTTGGCGCGGGTCTTGAGGTCGGGGCGAGACAAGAGGATGCGGTATTTGGCGGCGGTGCTGGCTTTCTCCAGGGCGCGGGTCATGGCGCGGGCTTTGGCGTCCCAGGTGGCTTTGTCGTAGCGAGGATCGGAGAGGACGAACTTTTCCAGCGCGGCGATGCTGAGAGCGCCCATGTCTTTCTGCATGGCGCTGATCTCTTCGGAGGTGAGGCGGACGGTAACTCCCTCAAGTTTAAATTCCGGTTTGACGGGGTTTGGAACGGCTCCGGTTTCGGCGGTGTATTTGTAAACCTGACTCATTTCGGTGAGTGCGGGGCTGCGTTTGATGTAGCTGACCATCGAGGGATTGAAGAGGACATTGAAGAGCGTGTTGCTGTCCTTGGCCCATCGCTCGATGGGCTGCCCGGTGATGTCGTATTTCTGCGGGAGGGTTTGGCTTTGGCCGGGGAGTTGGGCTTTGAGTTCGTTGATGTATTGGCGAGCCGGGGAGCTGTCGCGGGTTTCGCGGGCGGCGTTGTCGGTGAGTTGCATCCATTGCCTTGCGGCGGTGGGGATGAAGGTGCCGGGGGCGTCGGCGGCGGTTTTGAGGAGAGCCCCGATGAAATTATCATAGCTAACTTCGCGGGCGAATTGATTGATACCTGAAAGCAGGGGTTGCTCGACAAGGGAGTTCATTGCGCCGCTGACCGCTCCGCCTGCATAGGCGAGCCAGTTGACACCATTGGAAAAGATGTCCTGCTTTTTGCCTGATAGGATGTCTTGGCGCACGGCGTCTTGGTTCTCGCGTGCGTAGGCACCCATGGCAACGCCGATGGAGAGGGGCTGTGCCCAATCGTAGCCGATCACCATGTCATCGCGTTGCTGTTTCTGAGGGGTCCAGAAGTTGCCGGTCATGAGGGCGCGTTTGAGGGCATCGACATTGAGTTTGTAGGTGCCCCAGCCCATGGCGCGGTTGAGGTTTCGCTTGTCTTCATCTTTGGCGTCGTTGCCAGCGGAGATGATGCCGAGGTGGGCGAGCCAGTAGCCGGTGGCGACGAGGCCGGTGGTGCCGACGAGGGCGCGGGAGAAGGAGTCGGTGAAGGCTTGCTGGTCGAACTCGCGGGAGTTGGAGAGCATTGGCGCGAGGCTTTGGTAGGCGGTGTTGATGAATCCAAGCGGGGAAAATTCCACGGCGCGGGTGAGGATCGAGCCGGGGACTTGGGTGAATTTCATTAGGAGGGAGCCGATGCCCCAGCGTTGATTGAAATTGAAACCGCGGCGGAACATGCTGAGCGTGCGGCTGGCGACATTGGGGTCTTGGTATATTGCGCGGCCAGCATCCATGCGGGCGGCTGTCACCATGTCGGTATCGGGCGCGAGCATAGGGTTGCCATTTGCGGCGGCAGCTTTCATGCGGGTGTCGAGGCTGGCGCGGAAGGCGGATTCGTAGAAACCTCGGTCGGTGATGGAGAGGACAAGGCCAAGAGTGGATTCCAGTTGGCGGAGGACCGGGGCGGTAAAGGTGGGGCCGCTGAGGGCGGAGATGTCGGAGGAGTTGTATTTGCCCGAGGATTGCAGGCGGCCAAGGCGGACGAGGGTATCGACGCCCTCGGCGATGCTTCCAATGCGGCCACGGCCTTCGGAGCGGGCGAAGTCGTAGCCTGCTTTGATGTCCCCTACCCCGGCTCCGAGGCCCATGAGGCGTTCACCGAGTGAAAGGCCGGTGCGGGTGCGCTCGCCGGTGCCAAGGGAAACCAGAGCATCCATCGGCACGGCGACAGTATCGGCGGCGAGGTCGGCCCCGGCCATGAGAGCGTTGCCAACCACATTTCGGATCACCGTTTTGGGATTCAGCAGCATGGCGATGGTCTGGATGGTGTCCACTTTGTCGAGGAAGCCCGGCGGCATGAAGTCGCGGTAAACGACATCGAGGGCTTCAGCGGCTTTGACGAGCTTGATGCGGGGGTCGGTGGCTTTCTCGTGCTGGGCGAGGATGCGGCGGACCTTGGCGCTGTGCTCGGCGCTCCAATGCGGGATGCCGAGCATCTTAGCCATGCCTGCGTGCAGGCTGGCATCGGTGAGATTGCCTTCGCGGTTGAGGCGGATGAGGGAGCCGAGCTTGGATTTATCCAGGCGTCGGTCGGAATCGGCTGTGGCGAGGAGGTCTTGGAGGACTTTGGCGCGGGTGTCCTGCGTGGTCTTGAGTAAGTCGCGGACGATGCTGCCGGAGATGCGGGCGGCTCCTTTGTCGGAGAGCCCTTGGCCGGTGAGGATGGAGGAGGTCGCGGCTTGGGCGGCAAGCGGCGTGGGTGCGCCGAGGATCGCTTCGCGGATGGCGATGTTGACCTGCACGGCATCGACTCCGGCGGGGAGCGAGGATTTGATGAGGTCTTTATTGCCGACGATGGCGGCGGTGGTGGAGTCGCGGCGGAGCTTGTCCACTTCGGATTGCAACTGCCCGGCCTCGGTGATCTTGGCTTGGATATCGGCCTTCTGCTTATCCGTCTTAGCGGGCTTGGTGGCGGCGGCTTGGAGTTGGCTTTGAGCGAATAGCTCGATGCCTTGCGGCCCGAGGCGGCCGATCATCGAGAGGGCTTGGATGGCGCGGCCTTGGTCGGTGGCGCGGGCGGCCATCATGTTGGCGATGGAGGCGGCTTTGTAGTGGATTCCTCGGTTTTGGAATTGTGCCATGAGTTCCATGCCGGTGGCGTAATCCTCGGCGGTGGGCTGCCAGCCTCCGATGTCACGCCTGTCCATTAAATCGTCATAGGCTTTGTCGAGGCTACCTGCCGAGTCGATGCGGGCTCGGGCATTGGCGAGGGTTTGGGCGTTCGAGACAGGATCGTAGTCGAGCGAGGTGAGGCGGGATTTGACTTCGGGCGCAACGCCGGGGGCGGCTTGGAGGGATTGGCCGAACTTGCGGGGCTTTGGTCCAGTGCCAGGAGAAATGTTTACGCTGCCACGCTCGCGGGCTTGGGGGAGGTATTGCCCGCCGGAGACATATTCCCAGATAGTTTCTAAAACATCTCGGATCGCTTCCCCGAACTTGCGGACCATTTCTCCTGACCATTGAGCGAAACCTTTGCCCGATTCATAAAGGCTTTGGCCGAAATCTTGAATTGCTTGAATGTCAACAAATCCAGCTTCATTGTTTCGACGCATAGCATTGCGCATGGTGGATTCAAATTCCGATTCAGTGTTTTGCAAATCGGAAGGTTTGACAGCAGGAGTAGATTGGCTATCGTTTTCAGCAGAGCCCGCCGCCTGCTGACCAGAGTCCTTTATACTAGGCTCCTCAGATGTAACGGCGGGTTCTGTCGTTTTGATATAAGAATGATCGTAAAAAAGAGTGCCTGAGGTTGTTTGGCGCACAACGATCCGAAGATCTTTAGGCTCGTTATTCAATAGAATCGGGGCCTTTAATTCATGAACGGATTTAATTGTATTCCGTTGTCGTTTATCTGGCGCTTGGCCTACCCATTCAGAATTTGCAATAGCTTCTTGAATAAAAGGAACGGTAGCAAGTTCCTCAATTCCTGCGCTTTTGCGTGTGGCATGCTTGATTCCTTGCCAGGATACGACGATAGGAGTTTCAAATTTTGGATGAGATACCTCAACTGGTTCCGGACGGTTTGTTCTCCACCATTCACGGGCTGCTTGTTGCGCTTGAGGCTTTTCAGTGAATGAGGAAATCCAATCCGTGGAAACTGTAATTGGATTTTGTGGAGAAGATAAACCGGCCCCCTCCCCGGTGATCATTTCGGGTGAGCCTGTCGGTTCAGGCGCTGTTGGTGCGCTTGCAGCGGGAGCAGAGGCGGCAGGGGGAGTTCCGGTGGCGGGGCCGAAGGTTTCATCGAGGGCGGCTGGGTCGATGGCGATCTGCGGGGCGCGGACTTGGCCGAGGGTGCGGGGCGCGGGGCCTGTGGCGGCGGGCGCGGGGGAGGAAATAGGGGTGAAGTTTTGGGGGACTTCGGCGGGGGCGGGCTGGGCGATGGGAGCGGATGACGGAGGGGCCGTCGGGGACGACGGCGTTCCCATGGGGGCGGGCTGGCTGGCGGAGGCGGCGCGTCCGGCGGCGATCTCGATGGCGGCGGGGCCGACTTCGCCGAGGACTTCTGCGAAGACGGCTTTGGGGTTTACTGGATCACCAGCGGCGAGGGAACCGCTGATTTCGCCTCCTGCTCCGAGCCCTCCTTGGATGACTCCTTCTGTCGCGGCGAGGCGGACAGGGGTCTTGGCGGCGGCGCGGAAGACGGAGCCGACTCGCCCGGCTATGCCTGCGGAGAGGGCGTCGAAGGCGGCGACGGGAACGCCTCGCTTGAAGGCGGCATCCTTGGCTTCGGCCATGAGCGTTTCGTTGCTGAAGAATTTGGCGATGCTCTCGGGGTTTTTGGGATTCATCCCGGCGGTCTGCAATTCTTCGAGGATTTTGCTGCCGTATTCTGTGGCAAAGGAACCGGCGGCGGTGCCTCCGACCATGCCTGCGGTGAAGCCTCCGCCTGCACCGACGACATTGCCAGCACCGGGCACGACCGATCCGGCGGCTCCGGCCACGGCGGCGGTAGTGGCTCCGGTGGCGAGGCCGCTTGCGAGGGCGGGCCAGCTTCCGGCGAGTCCTTCGGTGATGATATTTGCCGAGACCTCGAAGGGATTTTTGGCAAAGGCTTTTACGGCATCCCAACCTTCGGCTTGCTGGTAGGCGGCGTAGCCTGGGGCGACGCGGCGGGCGGCTTTGTTGTATTCGATGCGGGCGAGTTGCGCGGCGTCGTTCTCATCGAGGCCATCGGTGGCCATGAGGGCTTGGCGGGCGGAGTCGAAAGCATTCTGCGCGGCGTTGGCGATGCCTTGGAGGGTGCCGACTTCTTTGGGAGAATCTTCGACGAGCATCTCGCCAGCGGCCATGATGCGCAGATTTTCAAGCTGCTTGGCAGCGGCGGCATTGGCTTCGGGAGAGACGGCTTGGGCGCGGCGGATGGTGACGGTGCCGTCGTCATTCACGGGGGCGGCTCCAAGTTGGACTTTCTCGTATTCGGGGAGACCGAGGATTTCGCCGAGGGCGGCGGCTTGGGAACGGCGTGCGCCTTCTTGGGGGTCGCGGTAGTCGAGGACTCCGAGGGCATCGGCGAGTTCGGGCTTGAGGACGGGGAGGTTTTGGTCGGGTGTGGTGGCCTCGGCGACGGCTTGCTGGGTGGCGGCTTGGGCTTGCTGGTCGGCTTGCTGGCGTTCTAGGTAGGCGAGTGCGGCGGTGTAGCCGTCGCCCATGGGCTGCGAGGGCGCGGGAGCGGGTTCGTATGCGGTGGCGGTGAGGGTTTCTTCGGAGTCCTCGGGTATCGAAATGAAATCGGGCTCGCCTCCCATTTCCGGGAGCGGCGTTTCAAAGTCGATGATCTGTGCGCCTTGGGCCGGGGTGGGCGCGGCGAGAGGATCGGGGGATTGGTTTGTAGGCCCGTTGAGTTTTGCCAGGTAATCGAGGGCTGCTTGGTAGCCGCTCATGGTTACTGGAAGAATGGGTTTTCTTGCTTTTCGATGTATTGTTTAGCCCACGACAGCCCGGCTTTATCCATTTCGGCCAAAGCTTGCTCATGGGTCATTTTGCCTTGCTGTCTGAACACTTGGTAAAATTGACGACCGTAGTTGGCATCGAGCTTGGGTTGAGTGTTCGCGGCAGCAGGAGTGTTGGCGGATTTGTAGTCGGCGAGGTCTTTGTAGCCTTCGACTTGGGCGTTCATGCGGGCTATTTGCTGCATGTTTTCAAACTCAGCGGCGTGGGCCATGACGGCTCCAGACATTTTATCTGGGTTGCCTTTGGTGTCTTCGAGAGCTTTGCCAAGAGACATTTTGAAATTCTGACCCTGCTCTCCGTAGTTATCGGAAAGGCTCATCATGGCTTGGCCCGATGCCATGGATTGCTCCATCTTAGCGTTGTCGGTTTCGTTCTTCTCGATGCGCTTAGTTACCATACCCATGGCTGTATTGAACGAGGAGGTGAGGGAGTTTTGGAAGTTGGCTTGTCCTTGGGCTCGGATGTTCGTGGCGTTGTTGGCTCCTTGGGCGTAAATCTCGGCGGAGCGGTCGGTGACGGCGGGGGCGTATTGCATGGGTTAGGCGGGGTTGAGGAGGTTGTGGGCGAGGGTGAGGGGGACGGTGTCGAGGCAGGCTCCGGTGGCGTTGTGCCAATCGCGGGCGGCTTGGCGGAGGGCTTCGCGCTGGGCGTGGGCGAACCATTGCTGGTCGGTCCAGGCGTGTTCGGAGAGCCAGGCTTTTGCGGTTTCCGAGTCGGTGATGCCGAGTCGGTGCCACATGCGGGTGCTGGCGGCGAAGATGTCCTCGGGGGTGGTGACGATGCCGAGGAGTTGGGCGAGTTCGGCGACGAGGTGGCGGTCGGTGGCGAGGGTGCGGTCGGTCTCGCTGGCGAGGTGGTGCTGTCGTTGGCCGTTGCTGGTCGGCAGGTCGTTGGCTAGGAGGGCGGTGAAATAGGCGGTGTGGATGTGCCGGGGGAGATCGCGGGTGGCGGGCGGCGGGGCCTGCTGGGCGTGACGGATGGCGGCGGCGGCGTCTTTGGCTTTTTGGTCGATGAGGTTGTGCTTGAGGGCTTGGAAATCCAATGCCGGGAGCACGGACTCGATGGCGGACCAGGTGCGCTCGGGGTAGTAGATGCGGGAGATGGTGGCGAGGTGCTGGCGGGCTTCGGCGGTGGGGAGGAACCCATCGGCGGAGAGGGCGTCGAGCGTGGCGCGGATGTTGACGAGTGGGATGGTGTAGCTTTTGTAGTCCTCGCTGGCGGGGCCGTGGGCGACAGCGACATCGGCGTCGTCGGTGCAGGTGCCATCGGCATACCATTCGGCGATGAGGCCGACGGGCTCGGCTCCGTAGCGGGCGCACTCGACGGCGCGGAGGGCTCCGAGGCTGCCTGCGCCAATGACGCGGCAGCCTTGGTCGATGGCGAAAAGGATTTCTTTGTGCCAGGGCGCGAGACTTTGGTGGAAAAATCCGTCGAGGAGGATGAGGGTGTCTGGCCCTTCGAGCGCGGCGGCGGCGATGTCGCCTTGCTGGGCCGGGGGCCGGAGGTCGGCATCGGGGGGGATGTTGCTGGGGCGTGTGGGGCCGAAAAAGATTTTCATGGGTTAGCCTCCGGCGAATGCGGTCATGATGGTGACGGTATCGTTTTCGGAGAGGGAGGTCTTCATGCCATCGAGGTAGCGGATGTCGTCGTCGTTGCGGAAAACTATGTAAAAGCGTGGGATTTTGCCGTCGGAGTAAACGGCGGCGTGGTAGGCTGGGAAAATTTTTGCCAAGTGATCCATGAGCTCTTCCATGGATTTCGCAGGGCAAATGATTTCGCGCAGGCCGTCGGTGAAGCGGGTGTGGAAGTCAGCAACTTTGAGTGTCATTTGGAAAGAGCGCGGGGGCCAGGTTGGGCGTAGTCGAAGGTGTAGCCTTCGAGGGTCGGAACGATGACTCGCACGACGGAGCAGGGATAGGGGTGGGTAAATTGGTAAACCAGCGGCTCGGGAATACCGGCGGCATCGAGGAGATCGAGGAGGGTGTCGATGTCGGCTTCAAAGGTCTCTCCGGAGCGGTCGGGATGGGCGTTGGCGCTGATGGTGGCGGACTTGTAGAGGCGGGCGAGGACCGCAGCGGAGTCGGTGGATTTGACCTTCTCATGGAGGTGATGGAAAAAATCGTCACGGCTCCCGGCGATCCAGACGGCGCGGGCTTGGATGGTCTCGGTGATGGCGCGGGCTTGAGCGATGGCGGGGTCAAGGTGGGCGGCGTAGCCTTTGTTGACTCCGAAGCCCTTGTCGCAGTCGATGAGATAGCAAATGTAGGCGGGCACGCCGATGTCGCTGGTGACATCGATGAGGACCGGGGTGACATCGGCCTCGCGCAGGGTGCGGACGAGGCGGGCGACGGTGGGGTCGGTGATGGTGTCGAGATCGACGCGTGGAAAATCCTGCAAGCGCCGCTGGGCGATGCCGGTGCAGTCGCGCTCTATGCACTCGTAGAGCCCCCCGGCGACGGCCTCGGCGTAGGTATTGCCGGAGGAAAGGCCGTTGCTGGTGTAGGCAAAGGGCAGGCTGGTCAGCGGAGCGGGATCGGGGCGGGCGATGAGTCGCACGGCGTCGGTGGGCACCATGCGGGGCGCTCCACTGCGCAGACCCAAAACCTCGGTCCAGGGCATGACGGCATAGGGGTGGAAGACCGCGCCTTTGATCATGGGCAGGCGGGTCTCGGCTTGGTCGCCGAGTTGCGCGGCAGAGGCCAGGGTGTGGGGCGGGCGGCTGGTCTCACCGACATGGCGCTCGAAGCCCTCCATCATGGCCGAGCATTTGGCGGCTTCGATGGTGGCTCCTTTGCCGGAATCCACGGCCAGAACGATGGCGTCGGGCCGCATACACTGAGCCACACAGATACCGATGCGGTCGAGCCCGGTGATCTCGGCGAGGCGGGTAATGCCTGCGGTGTGGAAATGCGGGCGCATGCGCTCCAGAGTTTCTTCTGGCGTGCAGGCGCGTTGGGCTCCTTCGAGCCGGATTTTCTCTGTTAGTTCCAGGACCATTGAAGTGTGCGGAGTGTGAGGCGGGCGGCGAGGCGGCGGAGGGGGGTGGTGATTGCGGCGGCGATGGCTTGGCCGTGCTGGCAGTAGAGTCGGATGGTGCGGTCGCTGGCATGGCGGAGCATGGCGCGGCGGTAGTCCTTCCACCGGGTGGTGGCCGTGCCGAAGGCGGCGCGGGCGATCCAGCAGGCAGCGGCGGCGGCTCCGATGACGGCGCTGGCTCCCATGGCCGCTCCTTGGAGGCCCATGTTAGCGGCATTGTCGCTGGCCTTGGCTCCCATGTAGGCGCTTTGGAGGGCGGCGTTGTTGTTTTGCACCGTGTTCCAGCGGGAATCGAGCATGGAGGCGTTGACCCCGGCGACATTCCCGGCCATCTGCGTGGCGTTGTTGTAGGTGTTGCCAATCATTTGGCCGGATTGGCCGAGGGTGCTGGCTCCCATGCCAAGGGCAGGGTTCATGGCGCGGGCGTAGGGGTCGATTGTAATGTTGGCTCCGGCGAGGCTGCTGCGGAGGTTGGCTTGGTTCATCCTGGTGTTGGCGGATTGGCCGAGGATGTTGCCGACCATCCCGATGCGGTTCTGGCGGTTGCCTACGAGCATTTGGTTGGTGGACCCAGCGAAGTTGCGGCGGTCGGCCTCGCGTTGGGAAGCGTAGGCGTCGCGGTTGAGGACTTCTGCGGCGAGGGCGGAGTTGCTGACGCCGAGGCCACGGGCGGCCATTCCGGCGCGGGCTTGCTGGGTGGCTTGGCGCTCCTGCTCGGGGCTGAGGGCGCGGCCGAGGGCGAGTTCGCTGGTGGCTTGGCGTTGAAGCTCGCGCTCGATGTCTGTGCCTTCGAGGTCGCGGGCGGCGGCGTAGCCAAGTTGCTCGGTGTAGTCGCCGATGCGGCCGAGTTGGTTGACCTGATCTTCGGCGGCGATGAGCTGGTCGGTGGCGCGTTTGGTATAGAGGTTTGGCGTAGCCTCTCCTACAGCGACTTTTTCCCAGCGGCCTTCACCTGTTACGGTTTTTTTATTTTTACCTTTGCCGGTGGTAATAGTTTCACCGGGCACCCATTTATTCTCGTAGAGAGTGCCGCCTTCGCCAGAGAGGTTTGAAGCGAAGTTGGATACCGTTCCAAGTTGAAGCCTTTCGAGTTTTGGATAGGCTTCGATCTGCGCGTTGAGTTGGTCGCGGTATTGCTCTTTGGCGGCTTTGCTGGATTCTGCCATGAGCTTGCCGTAGTCGATAGGCTGCGCTTGGGGAGGAGCGGCTTGCTGCTGGGGTTTTTGTGCTGATCCGCCGCCCATTACGCTATCCTCCTTTCAAGGCCGACGCGGCGGGCGAGTTTGGCCCATGGGTAGGCGTGGGGCTGAAAAGAATTGCGGCGGTGCCAGATGGCCCACTCTTGGGGGTGCGTGGCGACGCGGAGAAATTCGCGGACGGGGTTCGCGTGGCCGACCGATGCGGCGAGTTCGACGAACCAGGCGTTGGGGGGGAGGTCGTAGGTCATGGTGTTGGTATCGGGGGAGTAGTGGATTTCGTGGGCGAGGAGGAAGACTTGCGGGGTGTTGAAAACGAGGCCGTGGGCCATGTGCCAGGCGAGGAGGGACTCGAATGGTTCGGTGGTGTGTTCGTCATGCCAGTTTCGGGCGCGTTCCCAAGGGAGCATTTAGTTGATGCCTCCGATGACGGCGACATGGAGCTTTGAAATATCAGTTTTGTTTTTATCGTCGTCCGTTGTCTGAATGTCGCAATATAAAACATTTTCGAGTATGGAAATACATGCAGCGGGCAACGATTTTGATTCATCCATTGCGTTACACAGAACCGCGTAGCTTGTATCATCCATTTCTCGCTCGAAATAAACGCGATAGACTCCCTTGTTTAACTTTCCCACTTTTGCTACATTGAATTTTTTTAGAAGTTGCACCGTTTGAATAGTCGCTGGCGTCGGAGTAGCTGGCACAGACCCAGTAACGGTGAATTGAAAGCTATTTAGTAATGCATTAGATACCAGCCATGTGCCGTTTAGGTAGGCTTGAGCAGAGGTTAATCCATCAAACGAAACCCACATTCCATTGGTTAACCCGTGCGCATTCCTGCCAACTTGCACCACATTATTGGTAGACCTGGTAAAAGTGGTGCCCTGAACTGGAATGTCGTTTATTGATCCGTTTACGACAGCCCAAGCCGAGACGGATTCTGGATAGTAAGAGTTTAGCTTCATAGTGTTGTATAAATCCTCCAGCCAATCGTGGCTTCTTCATATCGGAGGGTGAATTGCTTACCCGGCACATTGCAGGTGAGGTTTTCCGCCAGCCCTTCGATGAGCTTCCCATTGCGGTCGATTGTGAGGTTCTTTCCACTTTGATCCCAAGTCTTGTAGTGGTCCGCAAAAATCACTTGATGAAACTTGGACGGGTTAGCAGGAAGCTTGAGGGTAAAGGCGGCCGACCGCGTGTCGGCGGAGATGAGGTCGCCGTCGGATACCGTGTCGCCGGTGTCTGCGTCGGTTTTGCTGATCCAGTTCGGATTGATTTTGCCTGAGATATAGCCGCTACCGACGCTGAGGTTGCCGGTGGAAATAGTGACATTTCCGGTGAGGGTTGAGTTGCCCGAGACCGAGAGGTTGCTGGAAGTCGAGATGCTTCCAGAGGTCGTGATGCTGCCGGAGGTCGAGATATTGCCAGAGGTGATCGCCGTGCCGCTAACCTTGCCAGCGGTGGAGATGGTGCCGATTTTAGATTGCTCAATGGCAGCGGAGGCCGAGATGTCCGCATTGACGATATCTCTGATCGTTGCTTTATCGACCAGATCGTTGAGCTTGGTCGGAGTGACGACTTCGTTGGTTGTAAAAGTTTTGCCTTTAGTGAGTGTGGCCATGGTTATTTGATGGTGTGGGTTCGCATCGCGCCTGGGGAGAGTTGGGCGTCAGCAGTGATTTGGCGGAGAGTGGGGCGACCTCGCAGCGTGCGGTAGCGAGCTTCGAATCCAGAGGCGCGGAGACGCACGGAGGCTTTCAGTGAATAATCTTCCGGCCCCTCGTAGTCGTTTTCGCTCAATGCCAAGGCTTGCTCGTCAGTGTCTGGGTCGAGCGTGATGGCATCGAAAGCCATATCGTCGTGGTCCGTAGTGGTGAGGACATTGGCTTGCAGGCGGTGGATGCGCTTCGGGCTCGGAGTTCCCCAGGTGTAGCGGCGGGTGAGCAGGGTGCCTTCCACGAACTCGAACTGATCATCGGCGGTCTGCGTGTCATCGTAGCCATCCGCGCTTTCATCCAGCAGGTAGAGGCGTCCATTGACCGAGTTGGCAAAAAGGCGGCGCTCCTTGCCGAAGGTGGCGACAATGAACCCGTCGATAGGGAAATTGTAGGTGTCCTTGCTCTCCCACTGCTGGTTAAGCATGTTGTAAATAAAAACCGTCGTCGGCGCGGTGGCTCCGCGATTGGCAATGATCGTGCCGGTTGCTGGGGAATCCGGCAGGTTTTGCACGGTAAACTGAAAAGTGTTTTGCTCCACTCTGTTGATCGCCCAGGTGCCATTGTAGGCATCCTGCACCGCCCCACTGATGGTGATGAATTGCCCGGCTTGGTAACCATGCTTAACCACCGTGGCGCGGGCGGTATTGGCCGCCAGATTCGGGCGGATGAGCGAAGTCACCGGCTTGTCGTCGCCCATGAGCGGCACGGCGACATACAAACGGTTGTCGTAATACGCCGCGCAGGATTTTGAGATGGCGTTGGTGTTAATCTTAGCGATCTGGTCGCTGATCTCGTCTGAGAGCGGTTTGGTATTGCCGCGCAGCTTGAGGTCAAACTGGCTATCAAGTCGAAAAACGCCCCGGTCGCTGAGAAAAAATACCGCAGTTCCGGCAGTAACCACCGACCGGCGGGCCGCGCAGCCGACTTCGTTGGTGAGCAGCATGAGCGAGCTGTTGACCGGATCGATGTTGCCCGAGGCATCCAAGGCAGCGGTCGCCAAGTAAATCGAATTTCGGCAGAAAATAAGAAGCTGCTGCTCGGCGAATGGGTGGACGGCCACGATGTAATCGTTCGACCCCGCATTGGCTCGAAAGGTCTTGAGAATGGCGTCGTAGGTCTCGCCATCGAAAACATCGGAAACCAAAATCTCGTCGCGGCCGCGAGCCACCACTACTTGGTTGTTAAAATAGGTCGCAATCGCCGTTGATGGCATGCCGATAAATGAAAGCGAATTGAGCGAGGCCAGCGTGCCAATGTTGACGCGGGTGAAATTGGTATCCGGGTCGCCATCCCACACCAGCGAAGGCTGCACGCGCTGGCTGAACATCGCTCCCGCCGCCAAGGCGAAAGTCGTGCCCGGCACCGAGTAGGTGAAGGTGGTCGTGCTAGGCACCGAGCGGATGATGAACTCGCCATTGTAAGCCTCGGAGGTCGTGACGCCCTCCGGCAATGTGGCCGGATCGACCACGCCGCTCATTCGCACCGCCTCATTCACTTTGTAGCCATGCGGTGCAGCGCTGGTGGCGGTGGCCACTCCACGCACCACGGCGGTCCAGGTCGTGCTGTTTGTGCTGAGGAGAATGGTGCCAGCAGAGCCTGCGGCAGCCAGGTTGGTGGAGGCACTGCCTCGCACGCCATAAAGGTCGCCCGTTGTGCCGGAGGTGAGAGCCACCCATGTGGTGCCATCGGTCGAGCGCAGCAACCGGCCGCCATTGCCAGCCGCAAAAATGTTAGTCGTGCCGGAGCCCCATACGGCGTTGAAAGTGTCGGTGACGCCGCTGGTCAGGGCGGTCCATGCCGTGCCATTGGTCGAACGCACGATGCGCCCCGAGGATCCCACGGCGTAGATGTTTGTGCTACCCGTGCCCCACACGGCATTAAGGGAATCGGTCGTGCCGCTGGTGAGCGTTGCCCATGCCGTGCCGTTCCAGCGCAGGATGGTGCCGGTGTCGCCCACCGCGTAAACATTATTTGCCGCCGTGCCCCACACGCCACGCAGAGTCGAGGCGGTGTTGCTGGTCTGCGGAGACCAAGAGGTGCCATTGTAAATTAAGATCGTCCCGTTAGTCCCTACCGCGACGACATGCGAGGCGCTGGTGCCCCACACGGCGAGGAGGTTTTCTGTCGTGTCGCTGGTCTGCGCAGTCCAAGACGCGCCGTTCCATCTCAAGATCGTCCCGTTGTTTCCGACCGCCCACGCATTCGTCGCGTTGGCCGCCCAGATGGCATTGATACCCTCGTCGGTTCCGGTAACTTGCGCCGCCCAGATTTTGCCATTGTAGGAAAGAATCGTCCCGAGGTCGCCCACCGCAATCATGCTGGTGGTGCTGAAAAGCCAGATGTCGCGCAGGGTATTCAGCGTGCCGCCGGTCTGCGTGATGCCGCTAATCCGAATCTTCGATTCTGCCCGGTCGCGCAAGATGTAGAGTTTGTCGAAGGCTTGAAGGATCGAGACATCATCTGTTGAAAGAATGGTGTCTGTGGTTGGGTAGCTTTTGGAAATGACACTGCCATTTTGCTTCCACAAAAAAGCCGAGCTTGGTCCAGCCAGGACGATATATTCACTGGCATTATCCAGACGCGGCGACGAGTAGAGGCCGGAGGCGAAAATTCCACCTTCATAGACCTGTTTAATGATCGGCCCCTTGTTAGCAAAAATCGAACCACTCGCATTCACTCCCGGATCGCTTGGCAGCGTGTAGCTAAACGAGGTAGCCGTCACATTCGTGATAAACCAATCGCCGTTGTAATCGTCTGGAGTCGCGCCTCGGATGTTGAGGAGATCATTGGCCGCGTAGCCATGCCCAGAGGCAATGGTGGCGGTGGCTGTCGTGCCACTGCGGGTGATTGTGATGGATCGGTCTGCGGCAAGAGTCATCGATGCTCCCGTGGAGCGGACAAACTGAAAATCTCCCGGCAACGAGATTTCATTAGCCACCCGCTTTGCGCCTTTGCGCGTCTGAGCCACACCTCGGTCCAAGCGCATGTTTTCGCAATACTGCACCATGCCCGGCTGGAGTTGCAGCGGGTTCAAGCGGGAGGCCATGCCGAGGAATCCGGCATCGCCTTCGACTATGGTTTGGTCATCGGGCATCTACCTTCTATTGTGCGGGGGCTTGTCAAGGAGGGCGCGGATGGCCGGGGTGGAGAGGCGGCGGCGGTTGTTCGTGCTGAAAAGGTCGCGGATGGCTCCGGCGGTTTTGTTCGGGTATTCGGCGATTTTCTGGCGGACCTTGGGCAGGAGGTCGTCGGGGATGCCGGGGATGGAGGTAACGGTGGCTAGAGTTGGAGAGGATTTGGTGCCAGCCGTGCGCTGGCGGTAGCCGGTTTGATAGAGCAGTTGGCGGCTGCCGGGTTGCCAGTGCGGGAAATTCTGCTTCTCGACTTGGCCGTCGCGGATGGCGGCGGCGAGGATTTTGGGGACTTCGGAGATTTCGCAATCGAGGTCGGCGGCGATTTCGTCGGGGGTGCTCCAGCCTTCGGGGAGGCTGTTGGTGCGCTTGGCGAGGGATTTCCAGCTCATAGGTAAATGGGGGAGGTCATGGTCCTGCCGCGCTTTTTATCGAGGAGGAAGTAGGTCTGTGTGGGGGGCTCGAAGCTGGCTTTGATTGAGAGGGCGTAGGCGTTGTAGCCGATGAGGCTGCCGTTGCAGAGCCAGTGCCGGTTCTGCTGGTATTGGTGCCAGTGCCCGAAAAGGTCAAGGTCGGCTCGGTTGGGCGACTTATTCCATGAGGCGATGGCCTTTTCTGTCGGGATGGTAAGGCCCCCGATGCCGCCTTGAAATTTGAGGCCGTCGCCATGATGGAAGCGGAGGCGGCGGTCGAAGACGGTCATGAAATTGAAGTAGCTGTCGGCAATTTGAAATTCGATTTGCTGGTCGTCGGCGAAGCGGCCTTCGAGGATGCGATACAGAAGCCATTCGTAGCTGTGGGCGGCTCCGGTGGCGTGGCGGGGCTTGACGGTGGTGCGTCCGTGGTTGCCGTAGCTGGTCGGAATGAGGATGCGCTTGAAGTGGGGCTTGAGCGTGGCGAGGCCGTCGGCGAGGCGGTCTTGCAGCCAGAGGATGACTTGCGTGGGTGTCTTGCTGTTCGATTCGGCGAGTTCTTCGTGAATCATGCCGGTCATCAAGTCACCGCCGAGCCAGAGGATGAGGTCGTCGATCTTGGCCCCGTGGCGCTCGATCTCGGTGAGGCGGGCGATGGTGCTGAAAAATTTCTCGATGCGGGTCTTGGCGATGGGGAGCCGGTATTCGTTGAGGCCGTTGACGCTGGCGGATTCGACCGTTTCCTCGACATGCCAATCGCTGGCGAGCGCGATGGCGACGGCTTCGGCTTTGTCGCTCATCGAGACGGAGAGCGGGTGCGGGCGGATGCGGGTCTTGCCGAGCGAGAGCGCGATGCCGAGTTGCTTCTCTAAATTTTCGACGCTGGCTTGGTATTGGGCGAGCTTGGCTTTGAGCGCGTCCACCTCGGTCTTGTGAGATTTGTCCGCTTGTTCGCGGGCTATGGAACTCCATGATGTTTTCATTCGTCGTCCTCCTCGTCGTCTTCGGTTTCGTAAGGCCACAAGATTTCGTCGGCCTCGCGGCACAGGGCGCGGGCGGCGTAGTCGTTGCCATACTTAAAATCCATGTAGTAGGTCTCGCCGCCGTCCTCCCAAGAGACCACGGCAATGCCGACATCGAAATGCTCGGCAAGCAAGGAGCGCACCTGGAGCATGATGGCCTCGCGGTCTTTCGGTGGGGAGGTTTTGGGTTTGCGCAGGCGGCTCATGCTTCCTCCTCGACGAGTAAATAGGGGATGGTCTTCTGACCGGCGCGGTCCATTTCGGAATAGACGAGGGCGACGAACGCGGGCCATTGGCTGGGGTGGATCGTCTGGCAGCCGAGCGAACTCGTAGTGTTGTAGCCTCCTTTGTGCAGGTTGATGGCGGTTCCCATGCTGTCGCCTTCGCCGTCGCGGGTCACGGGGAGTTGTTCGCCAGGCGTGGCGGGGCGGAGGGCGGGGTAGCCGCCGCCGGGCTTTGACAGGCCGTGCTTGCCCTTGCGGTAGCGATGCACGCCGGGCTTGAGGACGGCGATGCCTTTGCGCTTCACGCTGGGATCGGTATTCGCATTGAAGGTGGCGTAGGCGTTTGGGCTGATGAGAAAAATCGCATCGTCATAAATGCCACGGTCGTTCTCGCCGGGCTTGCCCATGGTGTCGCGGTAGTATCCTCGGATGCCCACCAGCGCGACCTCATCGGCGACGCGAGCTTTTGTCAGCAGGGCTTGCGTTTTCGACTTCGCTTGTTGGGGGCGGCTCGGGGGGAGCATCAGGAGTTTTAGGTTTTAAGTTTTAAGTTTTAAGTTCTCCCTCTGTGCTCTCTGTGTCCTCTGTGGTTATTTATCCTTGAGGGCGGGCAGCTCGGGGAGGGTGTAGCTAAAGCGCCCGTAGTCGGTTTCGAGACTGACGCCGAGGGTGCTGCAGCCGGTCAGAAAACTGATCGTCACAAAGATGTATCCGATCAGCAGGGCCATCGCGGAGACCTTGGCCGGTGCACTCATTTCTTCTCGTTGCGGATCACCTCGTAGGCTCCTACGAGCGCGATGATCACGGCGCTAATGGCCGAAAATTGGTCGGGGCTAACCTGCCAACCGGTGAGTGCTACGAGCGAGGCGATGCCCGCCCAGGTGGATTTTTGTTTGAGGTGCGAGAGGAATTTATTCATGGGGGGGAGGGAGTTTTAAGTTTTAAGAATTAAGTTTTAAGGGTCGTGCGGCGGGCGCTTCTTGTTGAGGATGGCGTAGAGGGACGCGAGACCGACCGCGCAGCCGATGAGGAGTGAGGCAATGCGGAGCCAGGCTTCCAGCTCAGGGAGCATCGACACCCCGAGCCCCGTCGCCGTAGCGACGAGACCGGTGAAGGAGGCTGTGGCTTGGTGCGTGTCCATTAGCTGAGGGCGGCTGCGAGTTGAGCGCCAGTAATTGCTACCGTGCTTTGTTGCTTTGCGCGTTCACCGATGGAGTCTGCCACCGTCAATTCATTTGCCGGTTTGGACCAGACGGCGGTGGCGTTCTGCGCGGCTGTAGGAATGTCTCCGGTCGCTGCGGGTGAGGCAGGGAGCGCGTCGGTCTTGCTCTTGATGGCGGTGATGTCTGCGGCAGGGATATTTGCTGCGGTTGCCCTGCTGCTGACTGCGGCATCCACCCGGCCAAGCTCCACGGATAGCTCAGTTCTCACCTGCGAGGCGATTTGGCTTGGCGTAGGCACGCTCGGCGCATTGGTCAATGTATCCACCGTGCCGCCCGTGATCGTGCGGGTTGCTGCGTTCCAGACATCGGCGGCTGTGATGCCGCCTTCGGTGATCGTGCGTGATGCGTGGCCCCAAACCGCTTCTGGCGTGAGGACTGCGGTGCCGGTGGTGTTGTCCACGGGGACTCCGAAAGCGGTGGAGGCGGCGGCGGGGACTGCGCAGCTTCCAGTGCTATTTCCGTTGTTATAAACTACTCCAAAGCGCACATTGTTTGTCGCTGGAGAGAGCCCGGCGGTATTAAGCGGGTCGGATAATGTTTTAGAGCCTGCGCCGCTGGGGTAATTTACCAGCACAGCGACATTGGTTAGCGCCGGGTCTAAATAACAGGGTCCGCTTGTAGGAGTTTGTCCGCGCAGCCCGTATTCCAGTGCTTTAATTCGAGTAATGCTGGCTTGCACCGATACGACTCCGGGGCCAGACGCAATTCCGCTTGATCCAATTCCAAAGTCATTGCCCTTGGCTCGCCCTGCATTTAAAATTCCGTTTGAGGCGTTGTTTGCGCCAGCGGCCCCATTCGTTGTGCCTCCAGTGCAAATTCCCGTGACAGTTAAAGTTCCAGTAGATGCGTTGTTTGCGCCAAAAGCACCTGTCTGACTGCCTCCGGTCGCATTGCCGTTTACAAAAACTGTTCCCGTCGAAGAGTTATGCACTCCGCATGGAGTTGCTCCACCAACCCCTCCAGTGCAATCTCCCGTGATGTTTATTGTGCCGGTTGAGCTGTTTAGTGCGCCGTGTGCTTGATTGCCGGAGACGCTACCGTTTCCGGTGCAATTTCCCACAATATTTAAAATTCCCGTCGATCCATTGACAATAGCTTGCGAGCCGTCACCCACTCCTCCAGTGCAATTTCCTGTGATATTGAGGCTTCCAGAAGACCCGTTCCTGACGCCAATGCCGGAACTATTAGGGCCGCCCGTAATGTTTCCTTCAATGGCTGCAAAACTTGGATATCCTAAATTAAAACGACAACAGGACAGGCCGAGGCTACTTCCACCAAAAACATTTGCTTTAAGCAAAACGCCATTTAATAGATCGAAATAACCTTGTGCTGTTGCGCCTCCGGTCGTGTCGTTACGCACCTCAGCCACGGTTGTGTCCACATTTATTGTTATTACAAAAGAATTTGCAACCAACACATCTGCGTTTGTGAATGCGGGAAAAAAGTTACTGGCTGTGCCGCCGGGCGCGGTCGCCCAGACATCGGCGGCGTTGATGTTGCCTGCTTTTCGAGCAAAGTAGGTAGGCATGGCTTAAAGTCCTTTCGCGGTGATGTAGGTCTGAAGCGCGGTCTGGATCGCGGCAATGGCGGCTTGCTCGGCGGGGTCGGTGACCTCGCTCAAGCGCCCGCGCAGGATGCTGATCGCGGAGTCTGGCCCGGTGATGACCTCGCCCGCATCGATGCGTGTGGGCGTGAGCAGCAGGTTGATACAAGCATTCTGGCTTCCGTCGGTTTCATACCGGCCCGTGATGGCGATATTGAGGCTGAATTTGTCGTAGGTTTTGCCGTTGATTTCGATTGGGTTGGTAGCGTTCATGGTGTTTGGATTTTTGGGTTAAGAAAAAGTGAGGTTGGTTTTGTTCGACCACGCGCCGGTGGCGGATTGCTCGGCGGTGACATTTCCGGCTGAGTCGGTGGTGATGCGGTAGATGGTCCACTCTTCGGCGTCCTCGGCTGGGCCGGTGGCGGGGTAGTCTTCCCAAGCGAGGCGGCCGAGGTAGAGGTGGTTGCCGTCCGCAGCGTGCAGGAGTTGGTAGTCCGAGGGGTCGCGGGGACGGGCTATTCTGAAAACTTCGTTGTTGTGGTCTTTGCTGTAGAGGCGGCGGTCGGGGAGGTTGAGGGCGAGGCTCCCCTGGGCCACTTGCGCGGCGGTGGGGACTCGGCCTGGGACCGTGCTTCGCAGGAGTTTTATGACCGTGGCCATTGAGGAAGTTTTAAGTTTTAAGGATTAAGTTTTAAGCAGTGGGCCCGTGGCGGCGGCGCGGGCTGGAACCGCACCGCCGCTGTGGGGGGAGGGAGGGGAGCTTAGAAGCTGCCGCCGTCGATTTCTGCCTCGATGGCGTCCAGACGCGAATCGAGGGCTGAGTCGGCCGAAGCGCGTGTGCTGGCTTCGGAGGTGATATTGCCTTCGGCAGTCGTCACGCGACCGGCGAGGGTCGTTGCGGCGGACTCGATGGCGTTGATGTCGGACTCGGCTGTGGTCACACGACCCGCGAGGGTGGTGGCAGCGGATTCGATAGCGTCGATGTCGCTCTCGGCTGTGGTGACACGGCCAGAGAGAGTTGTCGCTGCGGACTCGATGGCGTTGATGTCATTCTCTGCTGTGGTGACACGGCCTGCGAGGGTCGAGGCAGCACCTTCGATGCTGGTGGCACGGGACTCAAGGGCGTCGATGTCGCTCTCGGCTGTGGTGACACGGCCATCAAGGGCTTGCTCGGCTGCGGTGGCGCGGTTGACTTCGGCTGTGAGGGCCGAGGAGGCGCTGTTAGAGAGGGAGGTGATGGCTCCGTTCAAGCTGGAATCTGCGCTCTGGAAAGCGCTCACAACCTCTGTCAAGCTATCTAGGGCTGCACTGTCAACATTCGAGAGAACATTGTCGATGCGAGTGCCGAGGGCTTGCTCCGCTGCAACGGCACGGGAGTTCTCCGAGGAGATTGCCGATGTGCGGTTGCTGGTCTCGGTAGCGAGGGCTGCTGCGGTCGCGTAGTGGCTTCCGCCCACTGGCACCACCGATGAGCCGGTTCCAAGGTAGAGAACGCCGTCTACGGCGTTATACGCTGGCTCACCCGAAAGAAGACTTGCGGGGGCTCCTGCTGCGCCGGTCAAGCGGCGTTTGATTCTGATATTTGCCATGATGTTTTAGGGGTATTGGGGTTGTTCTGCGGGGTTAGTCCTAAAACTCACCGCCGTCCGAATCGGCGACGATGGGTATGTAGGAAAGGGTTTCGACATCCCAGCGGTGTGGGAGGTTGGTATCTGCGGGAAAGTAAATGCGGCCGACCAAGCCAGGCGCGGGGAAGTCGGCGACGGCGGGGAAAGTCTGCACATCGTCGAACTCGTCGGGAATCATCGAGCCACTGATCTGGCCCGCTGAGTCGAGCTGGGGCAGAGCGATGTTTTGCGCTGCGCCGGAAAAGGGATTGAAAAAAACCTGCGACATTACGCGTAGGGCGGGAATTTGATCTCGACGCTGCGGATCTCCGCGTTGTCGGCGGTGGGGGGATTGGTTCCGAAATAGGTATTGATGATTCTGGCTACCGAGGTGCCATTGAAGGTGAACTCGACATAGCTTGTGTTGTTCGTCGCAGGGGATGTGAAACGAACATTTTCATACTTCGTATAAGCGGGAGTGGGAAAACCTGTGCTCACCCGCAGAGCCCCATCTGGTGTGGCTTGGACGGGCTGGACAATGCCAGCGGTGTTGCGAGCGGCGATCTGAATGGTGGGGTTACTCATGTCGTTAATTTAATTATGGTGAAGGGTGTCAAGGGGTAATTATTGGAACGAAGCGGAGTAGCGGCGGACCTCGCCTTTGCGGAGCCAGGCGTCGTCCATTGCTTTGAGGAGTTGCCCCTCGGCGCGGGCTGTGAGGTAGTTGGATTTGTTCTCCATGCCGGGCTCTTCCAGCATGATGGAGGCAAGGCCGCTGGTCTTGATGTAGTCTCCGAGAAAAAACGGAATGGCTTGCTTAGACCAGTAGCCGGTATTTGTTGGCGCATTGCCAGTGGTGGCGAGGGTGGCACGGTAGCAATCGCCGTTGTGGTAAACGAGGTCGCCGCTTGCGTAGGCTGTCTGGGCCTCGTAGCTGGCGATGGTAAACTCTGGCACTGGCTCGCAGAAGCTGATGAAAACATTGCCGCCCGCGTAAGCGGTATCTGTAATGAGAAGACGGTCGGCAGTGATGCTGTATTTTAGAGATGCCGCGAGCGAGGTGTCGGGGTTTGAGGCATACACGGCAGAGACTGCGCCAATGGGCGTGCGGCCCTCCGAATAAAGCAACACATACGGGATTTCAGTGGATGGCGAGTTTTGGCTGTCCTCGACATAGGTCGCGGTGAGTCGGTTGTTCCACGCCACATTGAGCGCGGTGTCGATGTTGAGCGCTGCTCCGGCGGCATTGGTGGTGACGCGCTTGATGCGCCACACGGCTTGGTCAAAGGTGCTGCCCTCGATAGCTCGGCCAATGTAGCTGATGGTGCCGTCATAGTCGCTTTCGTAGGTGTAGCCGCCTTCGGCGAAGCCTGCACCCAGAACGATGCGCTCTTCAATATGGTTGATTTCGGGCCAATCAAAAAAGGTCCAAGCGTAGTTGACCGCCTCCTGCACATAGTCCATCACCAGCGCCCCGCGACGCGCATTCTCAGGCAGGTTGGGATCGATCCCTGCCCTGGCTGTAATGCTGTCGAGGAGCTGCTGGAGGCGGACGGTTTTCATGCGTTACTGGCGGGCGGCTTTGTCGAGTGCGCTGGCGACGGGGCTGGACGATGCACGCTGCATTGGAGTGCTCGGGAACAGGTCGCGGCGGTTGCCCTGCAAGCGAGTCTGGCCCTGCTTGAGCTCGATGATGTCCATCTCTTTTTGGAGCGCATCGGCGGCCAAGCCATCCATGTAGGAGGCTTTGTCGAACTGCCCGTCTTCGCGCAGAGCGTCGGCGGCGGCCGAGAATTTGACATACTCGGAAATCACGCGAGGGAAGTCCTCGTCGTTCGAGCTGGTGTTAAACATGGTCGGCCGGATCGTGAACTCCACATACACTTCGTTCGGCGTCGCATTCGTGAACTGAGTCGGGCCTACGATGGCTCCCGAGTCCGTGACCCAAAAGTTGACACGCTCGGCGTAGCGCACCACGCGGGGGTCCTGCCGGTAAACATGCATCACCTCGCCAATCGGTGTGGCTTTTATGGAGCCAGAGGCGGCGGTAAATGTTTGGTCGAAATCAATCGAGCGGACGAAATCGGTGAGAGTCGCGGCCGAGGTCCATGTCGCCGTGACGGTAGGCAGCACGCCCGCAGCGCCTGTGCCGGTCTTGCGGTAGTAGTTGCCAAGGTAAAAAACCTCCGTGCCGCTGGCATAGGTAGCCGCCGCGTCAAAGGTCGGGCGGAACTGGCGCTTCTCGATAGCCGAAAGCTCAGGCCACTTGTAAGCCTCCCACGCAAAGCGGGTGCGGGTGTTGATATACTCCGTCAGCGCGGAAGCTGTGGAGGGCTGGATAGTCTGCGTTGGGTCAAGCCCGATGCGGGCGGCGGCTCCGTCGAGGACGGATTGGAATGTGACGGTTCTCATGGGTGGTTATTGGGGGGTGGGTTGTTGGGGGGATTGCAACGCGGGCAGGGTGCCTTGTCGGCCTATCTGGGCGTTTTGCTGTTGCTGGAGCTGGAAGTTGAAGCCCTTCATGCGGGCCTCGATCATGTTGCGGAAAATCTCGTCCTGCTGGATGCGCTGCTGGAGGGCGGGGTTGGCGGCTATGATGCCTTGGAGGACTTGGGCGCGGAGCTGGTGGTTTTGCCCTTCGGCGGGAAGTTCGGGCTCGGTGCCTGCGGCGATCTTGGTGAAGGCGAGTTGTTCTTCGTTGGCTTCCATGGCGGCGGCGGGGCCGGGGTCGCGGACGAGCATTTCGGCAAGAACGGGATCGACGGCGGACATGATGAATTTGATGAGTCCGGCGCGGTCGATGACTCCGGCGGTATCCATCGGGACGATGGCTTTGCTGATGTAGTCGAGCTTTGCGCCGAGGGCTTCGGCATCGAGGTTTCGGGCGTCCCAATCAATGATGAGGTCGAACTTGCCTTGGATGCTTTCGCGGTCGGCTTGGAACGGGAGAGCCTGTCCACCAGAGACGCGGAGGATTTGGACGGGCAGCATGTATTGCTGCATGAGCTGGTAGGTCTGGGTGATGATGCCCTTAAAATCGCGGAGCCAGCGGTCCACCGTGTGCTGCTGGACGAGGGCGACATAGTTGGGATCGACTCCCTCGCCTGCCATGCCGAAGTATTCGTTTACATCGCGGCGGACGGCGCGTTCGATCTCGATGGTTCCTTGGTCGAAGGGCGGGGGTTGCATCCAGCCGATTTCGTTGGGGCGGCGCTCGGGGATTTGGACGGCGGGGCCAAGGATGATGTCGAGCTTGCCACGGTTGGCGGGCACGCGCATGGGCGGGAGGATGGCGATTCCGGCGCGGTCGGTGCGATAGTCGCGCTGGGTTTTGATTTCCGCCTGCATGGTGCTGACGATCTCGGGGATGCCTCGGGCTTCGATGAGGCAGCGGGTGACGCGCTCGCGGGGGAGTTCGATGAAAGGATATTCGCCGTGCGAGTAGGGGGAGATTTCTTCTTTGGCGAAGATGTCCACATTCGGGTGCATGACCCGGCACATGATTTTGGTCGCGCCGGTCTTCTCGTCGGTTTCCTTGGAATAGACATGCCAGATTTCCACCAAGTCGCGGTGGTCTTGCCAGAGGATGGAGTCGCGGCGGTTGGTGTTCTGGTGGGCGTAGATGGGCCAGAGGGAAGTGCCTTTGTAGTTCTCGGCCTTCTCGTAAAATTCGTAGGGGTAGCCTTCGGTGACGGTGCGCTCTTCCAGCTCCTCGCAAGTCACCATTTCGCGGCGGGCGATCCAGGGGGCGCGTTGGAGGTCGTAGGTGGCGGTGGGGAAAATGATGTCGTTAAAAGGTTCGAGGGCGGTCCACTCGGGCTTGCTCTCAAAAATGTAGGGCTCGGTGTATTCGACGGTGCCGCCTTCGCGGAGCTTGCGGACATTGGCGGCGGTGCCGGTGCCGGGGGCGAATTGCTCGGCCATCTCGATGGCGATTTCTTCTTGGAGTGGATCGAGGATCGCGCCGATGAGCATGGCGAGCGGCGAGGCGGGGTCGCCCTGCTCTTGGGCCATGACGATGAGGTCTTCGAGGCTGACGCTCTTCTGCTCAATGCGTGTCGTCGTTTTCCAAAACACGCCCATGATGGCGAGGCCGTAGGTGGCGCGGATGTTGAGGGCGAGTTCGAGTTCGCGCCGGAGGTCGCTGGCGCAATGGGTAAAGAGCATCCACTTCAACACGGCCTCGGCGGCGGTGCGGGAGAGGGCGTCGGAGGATTCGACCGGCATCATTTGCAAGCGGGCGGCAAAAGTTGCGGTGAGACAAAGCTGAGCCTCGCGGTTGCAGACGAGATCGGCGAGGCGGATGCGGCTGTCGGCGGAGCCTTCCCAGGGGAAAACATTTTTGCCGTAGTTGCTGGCCCACTTGCGGCCATCGGAGGATTGGCCGTCCCACAGCGCCATGCGGGTGTCGTAGTTGCGGGCGCGGACGGAGGAGAACCAGCCGCCATCGGTGGCGGCTTCGGTGAGCTGGCCGATCCAGTATTTCGTGTCGCGGTCTGGCTCGTCGGATTCAGTCATGCGGTGCGGAGTCCGGGCATGAGGATGGCGAACTTCCCTGTGCCGCCGCATTTGACGACGCATTGGGGGAAGTTGCGTTTGAACCACGCGATGAAATCGGAGTCGCGCCAGCAGCCCGGCACTTTCCAATTCCAGAAGTGATAAATTTGGGGGTCAACGGAAAGGGTCAAAGCGCCTACGCCTTCGATGGAGCGGAGGGCTTGCTTGGCGTGGTCGGCGGCGATGGCGTGCTGGCGGGCGTCGGCCTGCACGGCGCGGGAGTTCCACTGCGAGAAGAGTTCCGATTTCGCTCCTTCGGCGAGTTCGCTGGAAAGGTCGCTGAGGGCTTCTTTGAGGATTTCCATTGTTAAAAAGGGGAGCCCGGTTGCCGGTGGCCTGTCCTGAGACGAGGGGCCACCGGCAAGGGCTGGGGGGCGGAATTAGGTCGTTGCGGCAAATTTGCCGAGAACCTGCGGGTTGCTGACCGCTACGCCGAAGATGGCGTCGCAGAAGCCACGGCGTCCACCGCCACGGTCTTCAAGCTCTTCCATGCGAGGCTTGCGATTGAAGCCGATGGAAACGAGGTCCATGTCGAGCACATAGCCGCGAGCTGCCGAGACGGCGGCTGCCGCGCCATGAGCGAGGTAGGTCGAGACATGCAGCGAGAGAATTCCAAAATCTCCCTCATACAGGTCGATAGTGTTCACGATTTTTTTGTCTTCCACATTGCTGCCGAAGGTGCGAACCGAGGACATCACATTTGTCGAGCCCGCTTGGGTGCGGATGAAGTTGGTGAACGCACGCTTGAGGCTGGTGCCGCAAACGAGGTCGTAGTTGCGACGAGCGCGACGGACCTTGAACATCGACTCCAACACATCAATGACATTGTTCTCGGTGAGAGAAGCAGTGGCGGTGGTGTTAATCGACGCGGCAGGGGTGCGGAACGCGGCGGGAACGGCTGTGGCTGTGTCGGCCTGCGCGGTGGCTTTGACCCACTCGCCGATTCCGCGAGTCTTGTAGGGGTTCGATCCGGACTGCACCTGGCTGTCGTTGTCGGAGCCCATGATGCTCTCGATGTCGATTTTCAATTCGACGAGGGCTTTGGCAGCGGCCTTGTTGAAGGCTTGCTTTTTGCCAACGCCTGCGAGGTCGGCGACATTCTCAACGAGATCGTCAACCTGGAAGCTGCGGCGGACTTTTTGGATGCGGCCCGAGAGGAGTTCGCGGTTGGCGTGCTGGTCGTCGAAGCTGGAGACATCATCGTTGGCGAGGACGCCAGCGGTTTGCGGGTCGTTGTAGCGGTCGGCGGGCCAAGAAAAGAGGACATTCGCGGGCTCTTTTGATTTCTTGCAGAGGCTGAACAGGGGTGTGTCGCCGGGTTCGATGAGGACCATCGCGTCGGAAAGATCCTCGCGTTGGCCTTTGACTGTGGTGATGGGGGTAGCTGGCATAGGGTTAGGTTTGGGGGTTTGAGTTTTTGGGTTGGGTTAGTTGAAAAGTGAGGCGACGAAATTCTCGGCGGCATCACGGTTTCCTGACTTCTTCAACACTTCGAGCGGGTCGGCTTTGGTTTTGGTTTTCGGGGCGGCGGAGGGGCTGACAACCTTGGGAGCGACGGCGGGTTTCGCGGGAGCGGCGGGAGCTTTTGGCTTGGCCGTAGCGGATTTCTTGGCCATGGCCTCGGCTTGCTGGAAGCGGAGGGCTTGGCCGCGAATGGCGTCGCCGATGATGAGTTCGAGATTCGGCAGCTTGGCGATGCCGGGATACGCCTGGAGCGTGGTGAGCATCATCTTGCGGGCCGGGGAGTCGTCTTGGAAAAGCTCGGGATAAACTTGCCGGGCTTCGTGCTGGAAATTCTCGCGCTGGGCGAGGTAGTTCCGGCGGGCGGGCTCGGCTTTGAGGATTTGGCGGGCGACTCGCAGGCGCTCTTGAAGCTCTTGCTTCGTGAACTTGCGGGTGGACCCGTCTCCCATGGGCACTTCCACTTCGCCTTCCATGTCGGCCTTGGCAATGAGGTCGGGCACATTGTCGAGGACGGTGTTGGCGGCGGCGAGGCGGCTTTCGAGGATTTCGGCGGTGGTGACATCGGCGAGGGGGTCGCTGGCGTCTTGCACAACGATGGGCTGGGCTTTTGTGAGCGCATCCTTCGCGGCGGCGAGTTCGGCTTGGAGGGTGGTGGCTTGCTCCTCGGCGCTTTTGGCGCGGGCGGTGAGTTTGTCCACGCGCTTGGTGAGTTTCCTCACGGCGGCGGGCTCGGCCTCTACAGGCTCCTCGTCGGGGTCTTCGTCGTCGGTGTCGGCGTCGGTTTCCTCGGGCTCGTCGTCTGCTTCGTCGGAGGGATCGGACGAATCGGACGAATCTTCGGGGGAATCTTCGGTCTCGGTTTCTTCGGTTGGGGTGTTGTCAGGCGTCTCATCCGCGATTGCTTCCTGGTCGGCCTCGGGGGCCGCCGGAGTAGTCTCATCCACGGTGGGGAGGGTGACTCCCAGCGCGTCGATGACTTCGCCGATGCTGAATGCTGATTCTGTCTGGTCCATGGTTTATTGCTCCAAGTCGCGGTGTCAGAACTGAGGTTTTATGCGGCTCCGCACGGTTTCCACGGAGTTCGCGGCGAGCAGTTCAGCCCTCGCTTGAGAAAGGAAATGCCTGCGAAATACGGGGAGCGGAAGGGGGTGCTGGCGCAACGGGCGCTAACGGGAGCTAATGGGTGCTAACGGGGGCTAAAAAGATTTGACCACAGAGGACACAGAGAGCACGGAGAGGGGGGAGGAAGAAGACAGGGACGGGTGCGCGCTCCCTTTTCAAACGCCGGGTTTCCAAGGTTGCGGTCGCCCATACGGACGCCTCCCGACCTCGATGCGGCGGGTCGAAGCCATGCTCCACTGCCGCTCATCCGTGTTATGCGTCTGCCTGTCGAAATTTGTTTTGGAAAGCCTCGGAGCGGGTGCGCTCGATTTCTTCGCGGAGGGTGCGGAGGGCTTCGAGACCACCGGCGCTGTGGGCGAGCAGGCCGGGGTTCTGCGCGGTCTGTGGCATGCAGGTGATCTCGGCGGCGTCCTCGATGGCGTCGGTGATTTTTGCGATGACGCTGCGGAACCAAAGTTCCTCGGGCGGCACGCACCAGGCGGCTTGCAAGTCTTCGGCGCTCATCAAAAGGGAATGTCAGGAGACTCGGGGAGCGAGGCGGAATGCGGCTCGGCGGCGGATTCCTCGCGGGGCTTCTTGGGCTCGAAGTAGAGCTTGAAATACTTTTCTCCGCTGTCGCGGCTTTCGTTCACATACGCGCTGATCCAATACTCGCGGCCTTCGATGGTGCAGGAGCCTTTGTGCGTGGGGTGCGTTTCCTTTTCCTTTTTCTTGTTGCGGCTCAGGCTGCCGTGGTTGTCGGTGCGTTTGGTGCTCATGCGAGTTTTTCGAGGTCGGCGGCGCGATACCAGGCGCGGGCTCCTTGGCGGCGAATCGGGCGGAGAATGCCGGAGTCGATGAGTTTGGTGATTTGCTTTGCGCTAACGCCCAGACGGGCCATGACATCGCGGCGGCGGAGTAGTTTCATGCTTAGGGAGATTTTACGGGAGGGAGTCAAGGGAGGGATTGACCACAGAGGACACAGAGAGCACAGAGGGAGGATTTAGTAACACCCGCCTCCTCGGGTGCGGAGGGAGGCGGGGTCTTCGTATTCGACGCCGGAGAGGGTGATGTAGCGGAGGAGGTCGATCCAATCTTTCGTGGCACCGCGTTTGCCGTCGCTGCCGGTCCAGGTCTTGAGGGCGTAGATGAGGTTTTGGCAACGCTCGCTGATGTAGAGGCGGGGGGAGTTGAGGGCATCGACGGGGGCTTCGTCGTTGTAGGCGAGCCAATCGTTGATGAGGGTGACGCCTTCGACGATGGCTTGGCCGCTGGTGGCGCGGAAGTCGAGGCCGATGCGCTCGCTGCATTGCTCGATGAGGGTGCGCACGCCTTCGTGTGTCATGGTCGGCGTGTTGCCATAGCGGCTATCCATCCAACGCTCGGCGGGCTCGGCGTAGTCGGCTTTCTCGGCGGCTTCGATGAGGCGCTTGTAGTCCTCGAAGCCAAACCCGGCGCAGGCTTTTTGCGCGGGGCCGGGGCGTCCGTCTTGCAGCTTGCCATCGGCTTCGGCCCACTCGCCGGGGTAGCCGACGCCCTCGATGTAGTCGAGCTGGTCGGGGAACTCGCGGTAAATCCAGCACCGGCCATCGGGGGTGAAGCGAATCCACAACATGGCCCAAGTTTTCCCTTCGCCGGGATCGACGAAGTGGAAGACGGTTCCCGCTGTGGGAACTTTGTCGTGAGGGACGACATGAACATTCTCGCGGAATTTCGGGAACATGGACATCCGCGCTTTGGTGGGGACGCCGTAGGCTCGCATCAAGATTCGCTCGCGGTTGCTGCCGCGCAGCTCGGTCTCCATGGCCTCGGGGTTTCCGTAAGGATTGTCGGAGGTGTGGAAATAAACGACGCGGGCTTTTTCTCTGGTGCATTGCTGGATGCGGGGAACGCTCTCGACGCCGAGGAGGTGGCCGTCGCGGTAGCGGGGAAGGAGCGGGGCGGGGCATTCCTCTAAAGTCTTCGCGCCATCGAGGTATTCTTTGACCGTCGTTGTGTAGCCTTCGACCGGCGTGAAGCCGATGCCGAGTTCGCCGTCGCGGGTGAGCAGGCGGAAGCGCAGGGCTTCGAGCCAATCGGGGGTGACAAGTTCGTCGGCCCAACAGAAATTTAACTCCGCGCCTTCGATGGAGCTGACATCCATGGAGTAGAACTTGAACCAGCATTGGGAGCCATTCGGCAGGACGAAGGAGTTTTCGGTGAAGCCGCCTTTCTGCGAATAGGTGATGTTGGCGACGGCACCTTTTTTGAATTTGCCGCTGGCGCTGGGTTTCCATTCTTTCGGCAAATACTCCCACAAGTAGGGCTGCTGGTTTTGGATGCTGGCGGCTTCGGTGGATTGGAGGCACCAGACTTTCGCGCCGGGCTTTTCGACGAGGTGTTGCATGGCGCGGCGAGCGAAGTAGCGGGACTTGCCGGAGCGGTTGCCGCCGAGGATCAGGAGTTCGGTGACGCCTTTGGGGAATTTCTCGCGGAGGCTGTCGTAGGCGCTGTCGGCTCGCTGCCAGGCGGGGTTCAGCCAGCCGTAGCGCCAAGGGTCTTCGACCATGCGGGCGATCTGCTCCTCGCGCTCGCGGTGGATGGCGAGAAGTTGGGCCTCGGTGGCGGCGAGCTTTTGGCCTCGGTAGCGGACGACGAAGCTGCCATCGGCGCGGCGGCCTTCGACTTCGATGGGAGGGATGACGGGGTTGGGGGTTTGGGGGATCATGGGCGTTTCAAAAGAGGCTGCAAAATTTTTGCTTTTGTTTTGTAGCCAAGCCGCACGCAAGTTTCGTGAGCTTCGCGCAAAACAGCACTCTCAGGATAAACGCCCGTCATGCGGAAATACTTGGTTTGAACCCGCAAATCATCAGCGGATGTATACACCAGACAATCTACTTCTTTCATTTTGTAACCTTTTTCAGTTCGGATTCGCGGAGGCTTAACCAGGTGATGGCTTTTCCCGAGTCGCCGACATCTTCGGGGGTGACGCATTCGTCGGAGATGATGCCGTGGTCTTGCAGGAGATTGAGGGCGTGGTCGGGATCGAAGCAGCGGGCGGTGAGGTAGTCGCGGAGTGAGTTCATGCGGTAACGAAGGCGGCGATGCGGGCGAGCCAGTGGGTGGATTGTTGTTTGGGTTTGGGCTTGGGGCGTTTGGGGGCGGGTTTTTTTGGCCAGGGATACCGGCCTTCAGCTGGCAATTCGCAGGTGTAAAAGCGGTGCCCGGCAGCGCACTCGCGCAGGCGGTGGACTTGATGGCCCTCCGCCCGGCAAGTGACAACGCCGGTCTCGGCTTGGCAGATGGGGCAGGTCATTTGGTGGCATCCTGTCGCATGATGGCGCGGAGCCCTTTGATAACGGCTGTGAGTTCTTCCACTTGGTCCCGCGCCTGGTTGCGCTCGCGTTCCATGCGGCGGCACAATTCAGCGGGAACCGTTGCACACGAATAGAATCCAATGTGTCCGGAAACTTTGGCGTCCGTCTCTGGTGTCCTCCACTCCGTGTTCTCTGTGTCCTCTGTGGTCAATTTCATGGATGGGGCTCGGGGGGATAGTCTTGGAAATGCCCGGCTTTGACGACGAGGCGGCGGGCGTTTTCCACCAGGTCGAAGAAGATTTCCTGCTCGGTGATGTCACGGGAGTATTCGGGGGCGCGGACATAGGTGAGGATGTCGCGCAGGCTGGCGGCTAACTCGGTGGCGAGTCGGCAGGTATGCGCGACGCCGGGGTGGTCCTGCCACTCGCGGCGGCAGGCGGGGCAGGCGATTTCGGGGTCGATGGTGTTTTTCATTTAGCGGGCTGGGTGGTGGGCGGTTCGGGGAATGGTGCCCAATGGACGACTTGGGACTCGATGCGGTCGCCGGAGACGAATCGCCAGACTTCGCCATCGTGAAAGCCGGTCCAGACTTCGCCATCGGCGAGGTGGACGAGGACGGTGATGTCGCTATCAGGCAGGCCGCGCTTGGCAGGCGACCAGGTGATGATGGAGTTGGTTTCGGTGTTTTTCATTTCTGTCTTTCGTTCTGGTTGTTGCTGTATTGCTTTTCGGTGACATTGCGGAAGACGGTGTGCTGGCCGATGAAGTTCAGCTTGATTTCGGGGGTGGGGCCGTTTCTTTGTTTTGCCAAGATGAGCAGGGTGTTGTGATCCATGGGCTCTTCGTCGGCGTCGCGTTTTTTGTTTTTATCCAGGCGGTGAATCAACAAAACGGTGTCGGCGTCTTGCTCGATGCTGCCGGACTCGCGGAGGTTGGAGAGCTTGGGCTTGGAGCCTTCGTCGGCGTCGCGGTTGAGCTGGGCGAGGGCGATGATGGGGATGTTTAACTCTTTGGCGGTGGTCTTGATGGCTTTGCTGATCTCGCTGACTTCGAGGGCGCGGCTCTCCCCTGCCCTCTTGGAGCTGCCGTGCATGAATTGCAGGTAATCGACGACGATGAGGCCGAGGCCGTGCTGGGTCTTGGCGCGGCGGGCGCGGGAGCGGAATTGGGCGACGGTGAGGCCGGGGGTGTCGTCGAGGTAGAGCTTGGCCTGGGCGAGTCGCCCGGCGGCAGCTCCGACTCCGGAGAGCTGGGCGGTGCCGAGGAAGCCGTCGCGGATGCGCTGGAGATCGACCCCGGCTTCGGAGCAGAGGGCGCGGACCATGAGTTCGGTGCTGGGCATTTCGACACTGAAGACGAGGGTGGGCACGGCGGCCTCCATGGCGGCGTGTAGGGCGAATTGCATCCCGAGGGCGGATTTGCCGCAGGCGGGGCGGGCGGCGATGATGATCATCTGGCCGCCGAGGAATCCGCCGGTGGATCGGTCGAGATCGTGGATGCCGGTGGAGAGGCCGACGCATTGGCCTCGGTTCGCATAGACTTTCTCGATGTGATCGACGGCGGCGAGGACGGCGGTTTTGCAATGGGAAACGGGGTTTTCCCTGGTGGATTGCTCGCGGAGGCCGTAGAGGGCGACTTCGCACCGCTCCATGGCGTCGTCGGTGGTGAGGGCGGGGTCGTTGGCGGCTTCGGCCATGGCGAGGGCGGCGGAGCGCATGGCGCGGCGGCGCCAGATGTCGAGGACTTCAACGGCGTAGTAGCGCCAGTTGGCCGTGACGGCGAGGTCTTGGACGAGATCGGTGAGGCCGTGATGGCCGCCGCACTCTTCGAGCTGGCCGAGTTTTTCCAACTCGGTGGTGACGAGGATGAGATCGACGGGCCGGGCCTCCTGACGCATGGTGGCGAGGCAGGAGAGGATGAGGCGGTGGGCGGGGTGCGTGAGCTGGTCGGGGCTCACGACTTCGAGGACGGCATCGGCGTGGCGGCCATCGGCGATGGCGGCTCCGAGGACGGCGCGTTCGGCGAGGAGGTTTTCGGGTAGGGAGCTTTTCATCAGGCGGCGAGGGCGGCGAGCTTGGGAGATGCGGCGGCGGTGGCGATTTTCAAATCCGCGCCGAAGCCGAGGAGGTGGAAGACTTTGACAAAGACGGTGGGGTTCGTCTCGTAGCCAATGAGGCGGTGCTGGATGGCGTCGGACTCGGTGAGGATGGGTTGGCCATTCTCGTCGTAAATGGTCTCGTAGAGAGGTTCTTCGACGGGGCGGGCGGTGTAGATGCCGACTTGCCAGCGGAGGAAATCATTGATGCAATCGGGGTAATGGCGGGTGACGACACGGGGGCCGTCGGTGGCTTCTTCGATGGTTTCGATGTAGTTGATCATGTTGTTTTTGTTTTGTTTAGGCTGCGGAAAGTTCGCGTTGTTTTTCTCGCACCCAGGCTTTCATGCTGTCGGGGAGAGCGGCCCAGGTGGTGAGGTTGCATTCGGGGTGTTCGGTCTCGATAAGGTCGCGCCAGCCAGTGGGTTCGACGGGGGCGGTGGCGGTGGCGCTGGGGTGGTAGCCGGAGCGGGTGGCCCACTCGCCGGAGCGGGTGACTTCGGCGAGGAGGTTATTCAAAAGGGTGGATAAATCCTTGCGGCGGAACTGCGCGGCGGGGCCTTCTTTTTGCCGGTAGGCCCATTCGAGGGTGCGCCACTCGTCTTCGGTGAGGGCCGCCGCGCTTTTTTTATTTTTCTCCCAAGCTCGGAGGGAGGAGGTATCGAGCGGGGTGGAGTCTCGAAGGTTGAAGAGATTTCGGATTCGTGTCAGGAGAGGATCGGGGGTTGCTGGGGCGGAAGTCTCGGATTGGAGCAAAAGAGTTTCTCCTTCTATTTCTCTTTCTATTTCTCCTTCTCCTTCTATTGTAGCTTCCAAGGAGCTACCAAGCCCCTTCGGGCATGGAGAGATTTCGGGATATTCTTTAAGAATCAAAAGGCAGACTTCTTCGGGGACATTCTCCATTTGCTTGCGGATGCTTTTTGCCATGTGAGAACGCACAAGCGACTGCCCGAAACCGAATTGCTTGCGAATATAGTTGCGGCACCAGACCCCGCGCTCGGTGCGGACAAAGCCCCTTGGAAGCCCCTTGCAAGCTGCTTCGATGACATGGAAAGGGGCTTCGATGTCGCGGGAGAACTTCCGAGGGGTGATCTCGACATAGCCGAGGAGGTTGACTTTGGTGAGAACCCAGAAGACGGCGAGCTTTTCGGTGTCTTGGAGTTCCATGAAATCGGGGTCGTCCCAGATTTCGCTTTCGATTTTTGCGTTCATAATTAGTAGTTGCCGAAGCGGCGTTTTTTCTTTTTTGAGGGAGGGGTGTTTTTTTCGAGCCAGCGGGCGCAGGCGCGGTCAATGTCGCGGCCACCGCCCGCGAGCTTCCAACCGGCACGGGCGTCGCGGTCGTCGAGAACTTCCAGAAATTCTTGGCCGTTTTTTTTCATACAATGGTGGGGGCTGGCAGGCGGTCGATGAGGCGGCGGAGGCAGGCCGTGGTCATGAGGGCGTCTTCGAGGGCGTTGTGGATGCTGCTGGATCGGGAGAAGCCCATGGCGGCGGCGATGTGGTCGAGGCTGAGGCGGGGCAGGCCATCCTTGCCCTCGGGGAGCGGGAGCCGACCGGCCTCGTAGGCGAGCCAGGCGGCGGCTTGGAGGTCGATGCTCTTGTGCATCGGCCAGGTCATGCCGTAACGGGCAAAGGCGGCTTTGAGGAAGTCGCGGTCGAAGGCCACATTGCACCCGGCGAGGATGCTGAACCGGCGCTGGGCCAGCCAGAGGGCAAGGTCTTGGAGGACTTCGCGCTCGGCGCGTCCGTTTTTTTGCAGAAATTCGAGGGTGAAGCCGTTCTTGGCCAATGCCTCGGGCTCGGTGATCCAATCGGCATGGGGGCGAATGAGGCCGACAAACGCCTCGCCATCCTTGCTATCCACGGCAGCGACGCTCAGGAGGGCGTGGCGCTCGGCATCGAGGCCGCCGGTCTCGGTATCTATGACGACAAGACGGGACTTCATGCGGACCTCCTTGCGCGGCGGGCGCGAAAGGCAGCCAAGAACGAGGCAGCGGTGATGCGGGGGGATTGTTTTTCCAGAAATCGGCGGAACAAAGCCGCTGATTCCGAGGCGGTGGTATAGAGGGTGACGGGTGTTTTTTTCATAAAATCGAAGGAAAGGGTTCGACTACAAGGGGATCGTTCGTGCGGCGCACACGGACGACGGCGTTTTTTTTGAAGCAATGGCTGAGGCGGAGCGGCACGCGCATCCGTGCACGGGTGAAGCCCCCCGACCCATCGGGAACGGAGAGCGTGAGGAACTGCTTGTTTAGCTCATGCCCAAGGAGGCGGGCATTGATGTATTCCGGCGCGGGAGGCGTCGGCGTGTCCTGAGCCAGAGCAGGCTCCGGCGCGGCGTGTTTTTGTTTTTTATTGCTCATGGTAGGGTTGTGGGTTGAGAAGAGG